AACTTCTGTCCATCTGTTACATTACTAAGGGCTAATGTCGTCGTCTCATCTATTGTATATGTAAATGTTGAAGCTGTACTTAAGTCAAACGTCGCAGTAGAAGCTCCAGATCCAGAAATCAGTGGAGTTAAAATTCCAGAAGTTGTCGTGGTTCCAACAGTAATGTTATTAGTAGTTGTTGCGCCGTGATCTGTTATCTCATCTAAAGTCACATCGGAGTTAAGCATTGCTGCTGTTACGCCACCGGCCTTGACTCGAACAGCATCACTGTTTATTTCTATAGAAGAATCATCAACACCAACAGCTAAACTTACACTGCCTCCTAAAGATACAGCACCACCTCCAGTAAGGGCATCTCCAGCGGTAACTGTAACTGAGCTATTGGCAAGCTTAGCGTTTGCTATAGAGCCAGCTAGATCATCATTAGTAACCGAACCGTTCACTATCATAGTGCTGTCTATCCCACTAACATTGAACTCATTGCCTACAAGCTGCAATCCAGTCCCTGCTGTTGGAATATATAGTCCTGAAGCTTTAATTGTATTGATACTGTTCAGGTTGGTTGTTATATTTCCTGCATTTGTCGATGCTGCAGCAGCGTTCGTAGCTCCAGTCGATGCAATGTTGCTGGTATTCGTCGAGATGTTGCTAGCGTTGCTCGCAGCAGCAGCAGCGTTCGTAGCTCCAGTTGATGCGATGTTGCTCGTGTTAGTCGATATATTACTAGCGTTGGTCGCAGCGGCAGCAGCGTTCGTAGCTCCAGTTGATGCGATGTTGCTCGTGTTAGTCGATATATTGCTAGCGTTCGTCGCAGCGGCAGCAGCGTTGGTAGCTCCAGTTGATGCGATGTTGCTCGTGTTAGTCGATATATTGCTAGCATTAGTCGCAGCAGCAGCAGCGTTCGTGGCTCCAGTTGATGCAATGTTACTCGTATTCGTCGAGATATTCCCTGCGTTAGTAGCAGCAGAAGCAGCGTTGGTTGCTCCGGTATTAGCAATGCTAGTTGCGATCACTCCTGTTGGGTATCCTGTTGCGTCGCTTAGGTTGAATGCCGGAGTTGCGTCAGAGCCACCTAGACTTAGAGTTACTCCACCATAACTAACAGTAGAGTTAGCGAGATCAGCATTTAGTACAGACCCATTTACTATCATAGTACTGTCGATACCACTGACGTTTATAGCGTTGCCTACTAACTGCAGTCCTGTGCCAGCTGTCGGGATGTAAAGACCCGAAGCCTTTATGGTATTTATGGCACTTAGATTGGTGCTTATATTGCTAGAGTTTGTAGCGGCTGCTGATGCATTAGTTGCGCCAGTTGATGCGATATTACTAGTATTGGTAGATATGTTTCCGGCGTTTGTTGCGGCGGCAGCAGCATTTGTAGCGCCCGTAGACGCAAGATTGCTAACAGTTGCATAGGAGGACAAGTCTTGATCTGTGCCACTAATCGTGAATACATTAGGACTTCCACTTGCTAAGGTTACTGTAGTATTTCCAGCTCCTGTTATTCTAACCTGATTATTATTTTGAACATTAGAAGTATTGGCACCGTCGCTTGCAACCCATTGTGTATATGAGCTTTCTGACGAAGGAGTATTAACTAAGAAAGTATTAGTTCCAGTATTATATGATACCGTAGTAGCTCCTCCACCTGACCAAGTGACAGTTCCACCACTAGGAACAGCCTCTCCGCTTACTCCGTCTGAAACAGTGAAACTATAAGAGCCCCCTCCTCCTCCAGCGCCGCTTCCAACTCCAGTCACTTCTGCATATCCTAAGCCAGTAACATGCCCATATGTGTCTATCTTAACACTTGTTATGAAATTGTTTGGGCTTACCGTTACACTACCTGCTGAGGATGTATCGTCATGAGTGACCACGAACTTATTTGGACTTCCTGCAGTAAGATTTACAGATACTCCTGAAGCTCCAGAAACTGCTAATGAATCTGATTTGGAAATTGTTACGCCAGTTGCAGAAGCCCCATATACTCCCGTTGCCTTCCAGCTATATATATTATCTGTTATTTGTGTCTGTAAGTCTCCAGAAACACCAGTAACATAGCTTGTTGTAGCGTATGAAGATAAGTCTTGGTCGGCTCCACTTATAGTTACTCTACTGCTTCCAGTGTTCAAATCAACAGTTATATTGCCCGCTCCTGCGAATTGCAAGATTTCTTCTGAAGTTATCTGGGTATTAGTAATGCCATCCCCTCTTACTCTCCAGTACTGGTAGTTATCCTTAGCAGCTATTGCCGCTGCATTTGTTGCTCCCGTAGCAGCTATTCCGCTTGAGAGAGTTACTCCGGTTGAGGCCAGATTGCTTGTATTGGATGATATGCTAGAAGTGTTGGCTGTAATTCCACTAGCATTGGTAGCTCCTGTTGCGGCTATGTTGCTAGTATTGCTAGATATACTAGAAGTATTAGATGTTATCCCTGATGCGTTTGTGGCACCAGTAGAAGCTATGTTTGAGGTATTGCTAGATATGCTTGCAGTATTGGCTGATATACCAGAAGCATTTGTAAAGCCAGTTGAGGCAATATTTGATGTATTAGATGATATAGCGGCTGCATTTGTAGCGCCTGTTGATGCTATATTACTTGTGTTAGTAGATATATTAGATGTATTAGTAGAGATGGCAGAAGCGTTTGTCGCTCCAGTCGATGCTATAGCTGATGTATTCGAGGATATATTAGATGTATTGTTTATTATAGCTGCGGCATTGGTAGCGCCGGTAGCTGCTAAGTTGCTTGTTGTAGCATAAGAAGATAAGTCTGCAGATGCTCCACTAACGGTAACGACATTTGGAGACCCACTTGAGACGGAGACTGTTACTTCACCAGCTCCAGTTATTTTTACATTTCCACTACTAGATACATTGGATGTGTTTGAGCCATCTGTGACTGTCCAGAAATCATAAGATGAACCTGCAGAAGATGAAGCTGTTGTTTGTGTTGTGCCGTCGCTAAATACTATTCCAGTAGCGCCTAAAGAAACTCCAGTTACAGACACTACATTCGCGCTATCAGAGAATACTGCTTTTTCTGCTGGGTAAGTAACAAATACCAAACCGCTTCCACCAAGCGAGACTGGATTGTTTGAATTGCTACTAGAAAATATAGTATCTCTAGAAAGGGTATTCCCGCTATATGTACCGAGCCCTACCTCAAACTTGTTGGGCGATTCTTCTATAGCATAATATGTCTGTGCGTTGTCACCAAGAACTGAAAAATCTTGGAAGCCGCTAGTTGAATATGAGACATGTAATGTTACTGTGCCTGAGCCAGTAGTATTAGTCCCTTGCTTTATTCGGTCTTTTATATTTATTGCCACAATAGACTCCCTAGATTATTAAAAAAAGCCGCCCTCAGCAACGCTAAGGTCACTAAAGGCGACTTGTCAGAAACTCAAGTCGAGAATATCTTAGAATGCTCCAAGAAGAACTCGTCTGTTGTCGAGAACAGCGAAGCCATGTTCAGCCCAACCGTACATACCAGCGCGTTTCTGTCTATGAAGAGTATCGTCTTCAAAGATCTGAACTTCTTGGCGTACAGGCATGACAAAGCTGTCGTTGCTTGCAAGGTCAAGACCAACTACAATTTCTTTCTTAGAACCCGGAAGCGTACCGCCGAGATCTGTAGAGTAGTAGTTTTGATATTCTTGGCCTTCTCCAAGTTCATCAAGGTCATGAAGATTTACTTGGAAGATTCTGGTCAAGAGACCACCTTCACGAGTAATCAATTCACGACGAGTGATGTCGTCTACTTCATCTACACCCCAGTTTCGAATGTCTTCAAGACCTTCTGGACTGATGTAAAGATCTGTCAATTGACCACGATTGATAGAAGAACTATTTCCACCACCGTTACGTCTCATGATAGTTTTCATAAGAGAAACAAGTCTCTTACTGAAGTAGCCTGCTGAAGCATCAGCATCATAAACTAAGATGTTTCTGTCAACACCAGCACTGATAATTGTGTGCCAGCCGTCGTCATTCATCTTCTTAGTAAACTGACCTTGCAGAACGTCCATTGCACGTCCAACAACGTCCCAACGAGCGTCACGAGCATACTTCAACAAGAAGTCGATAGATGCACCAACGTCATAAGTTGGAACCATTACGTAGTCACCCTCAACATGTCGTTCAGGAATTCTACCATGGTTAGGGATGGTATAGGCTACGAAATCGCTTTCTGTGCCGGGTGCAAGAAAGTCCAGAGGAAATTCTGCGCTAGCTCCGGGAGCAAGACGGACGGCTTCGTAGACACCATCAAGGATATCGCCACTCATAACTCCTTTACGAAGAGGAATCTCAAGAGCTTTAGCAAGTTCTGCAGTTGCTCCCAAGGACTCATCTTTGACTAATGAACCGGCTTGGCGTAAGACCTGATTCATTTCAGGAGTTGGATCAAATAACTTTCTAGTCATTTCAGTTTTTCTCCTTATACGATGTTAATTTCTACTTTAGCATATCCATCAGCATCTGTCTTAGACAGGAAGCGTCCGATTTGCGTAGTATTAGCGCCACCGCCAGTAGTGGTGATTTTAGCATCATTATCAAAATAAGCCTTTGCACCAGCTGCTGGAGTACCAGCTACGTTATCAGTTACAACAGTACCTCGACGAAGGATAAGAACTTTACTGCCCTTTTGTACTTCATCTTTGGCAAAATTAATGTGTTGACGTGTTAGATCAAGATCTACAACGTCATTTAATAGCAATCCAGCGGGCGAATCTCCAGAGCCAGTGGCTACAATAACCAAGGCTGCTGAATCATCCATTGCTGCTCCAGAACCTTCGGAACTAGTACTGTGGGTAACAATTTGCCCACGAGTAGCAGTTTCGTTCATGAAGAAACTAAGGTCTGTGAGATGCTCGACTCTATCAGGTTTAAGTGCCATTTAGAAATCTCCTTTACTCATTATTAAAAACATAGGAATCAACCCAATCACGAAGACTAGCACGAGTCTGTTCTGCTTCATCTACTTCTTCTTCTTCGGAAGCAACTGACAAGTCAGCTTCTTCTTCAACGGAAGCAGTTTCGAGAACTTCTTCTGCTAATTCTTCTGCTTCAGCCTCAGCTTCTTCAGATGCTTCAGCGTCAGCTGGATCACCTTCTTCTTCGGCTTCGTCATCGCCTTCTGCTGCTTCAGTTTCATCAACTTCATCAACTTCTGGTTTGACGCTGGCAATTGTAGCTACAACTTCACTAAATTGCTCATCTGTAAGAGATGCAAAAGTTTCAAGCTTGGCTTCAACCTGATCTTCAGCAATACCTGCTTCGATTAAGGCGGCGGCTCTCGCGTTTCGCTTTTCCTTCTCTTCCATTTCTGCGATTGCGGCTTCTGCTGCATCTTTAGCTTCGGTCAACTCAGCAATTGTAGCTTCAAGAGCTTCAATTTTTCCTGCGTCTTCTTTAGCTAATTCTTCAGCTTGTGCCACGGCTTCGCTCAAAGATTCAACCGTCTGATTTAATTCAGCGGCTTCAGCTTCAAGCTTTTCAACGTTAGCCTTAGAAACTTTTTCAGACAACTCTTTAACTTCAGCTTGTGAAGTTGCAAGAGCTTCTTTAAGTTCTTTGACTTGCTCGTTTAAGAAATCGCTTGTCATAAGAATCTCCTCTTCGGAACCTGCGTTAGAAAGAATATTTTGTTCTACTCTAACTGATACACCATTATTTTTAGAAAACAGGTTTTTTGCTACTGAAGCCCCGGCAAAATCAAAAATCTCATCATTATCAAAGATGACACTTTCTGGATTAGCTGGCTTTTCAACAAAACCCTTTCCTGAAAACGTTATGTTCCTCAACATCCTGCCTACTTTATGATCTTGATATTCTCCTGTTCCGCCATATGATCTCAAATGTCTTGTGAGAAACGCAGTTTCTTCGTTTCTAGCAACAATATGTTTGTTACCATCTGGAGCTTGAACAGCATAATCAAAACCTCTGAATATGCATTCCATCGAGACGAACATTTCACCATGTTCGATTTTTCTTATTAATTCTTCTGCCCTTGCTTTGTATTCAGGATCTTGCCACTGTCTATAGATAACAGAAGAAACCAGTATATGCATTTTGTTTGGAAGGTCTTCCATTGCAGAGCTTTCGTCGATAAGATTGAACTCATCATCTACAGGCCAGCTTGAAATTATACTTCCAATAATTTTCTTTTCATCGTGCTCTAGATTTGCAGGCTTATACTGCGGAGTTTTTCTAGCAGCCCATACTTCATCATTCCCAAAGACATCATCATTTCTATTCCAAGAAGATGTAACTAGGATTGAATATGTATGGTATACATCATCATCTTCTGTTCCGGCTATAGAAAGGAACTCAGAAGCATTTGATTTAAAGGAATCAAGTACTGATGATTTAATTTTATCTGTTGGATATAGTGGCGACGCGTAAGCTATAGAGGCGTTACTAGTTATTTGCTCCTCTAAGCCGGCGTCTTTTTCTAATTGATATATAATTATATTGCTCATTGATCACCTCTCTATTAAATTACACCAATAGCCCATTTTTCTCTACGAAATAGGTATAATAAGAAGCACGTATGCTTCTAATCTCGTCGATGCTTAGGCGTTCATCAGAATCTTCAGATGCTTGAGAAATCCACTGTTCACATTCATTATGTATTCCCTTCTGTTTTAGTCCAGACTTTATAGCCTTAGCTATTGACATCTGATCTACCTTGGAATTGGGTTCTAGTGAGCATAGTATCTCGAATTTGATCTTTTCTGCTTCTTGTGTCTGCTCTGAGCTTAGACTCCTCATATTCTTTTTATCGAATCTTCCAAGAATAATAGGATTAACAGTTTTTGATATCTTGGCTTGAGCTTTCTTAGCCCATAACTCAGTAGTTGCCTTGATAGCTGGTTTGAATGTTCTTCTTTCTCTTGGCATCTCATCAGTAGAGTTTTTAGGTCTTCCGGGCTCTCCGGGAGATGTATTGTCCTCTATCTTTGGCTCCGTAGGTTTCGGTTTTGACCTCATTTCCAGACCAGTCTTTTCATCAGGACTCTTCGGATCAAGCTTAAGTCCTACTTGAGAAGGAGAAGCCACTCCTGTTTGTAAAGCAATCTTCTCTAATGAGAAATCTTTATCTACAGCATGATATGGACTTACCTTTTCTTGCATCTTGCCTTTACCTCTTTTCTTTGTCTCGTTAGCAATTCTCTTCTCCTCGATTCCCGGCTTAGCCTTGATCTGACGCTGGACAAACTCATCGCTAATAATATTTCTATCTGCAAGATTAATCATAAGCTGCATCATAGAAGTTGGGTCATCTAACTGCATGAAGTCAAACTCGACTTGTGCTGGCTGCCTGAAACCCATTGACTTCTGTATTGCTTTTACTTGGTAATTCCAAAATTCAATAAGGATGGATCTTACATAATTAAGTCTCTCAGTTAGAGTTTTAAGAGATATAAAGTTATTAGTAGTTCCATTAGCTCCAAACGTTCCAGTCAGCGTTGGAGGTATCCCAAGGCAGGAGTAAATAGACATCAGTGTAGGCCTGTACTTTTCTTCTCCTAAGAATCTTTGGACATCTGTTCCAGTCTCAATTAACTCAATATCAGGACCCCAAACAATATCCATTGTTCCTCCACCTGTGTTTGCCCCTAATATGCTACCAAGAGCAGATGCTGCAGTAGGTGTTGGTGCAAGCTTGTGGTCTAAGCTACCAAGCTTCCAAACTCTAATCTTATTAACAGCACCATCTAAAGCTGCCTTATCAGCCAACTTAAGTTTTTCATATAAAATAAGGTCGTCGAAGCAGGCATATGTCATTGGATCTGCCCAAGTCTGCCAATCATCTTTCTTGTAGAAGTATGTGAATGTTTTTTCGGGAGGAAGCAATATTCCTTTTCCCGCATTGCCACTTTCTAACAACTCTTTAGGAATGCTCTTTAGCATTTCCTTCTCTTCGCGACCTCCAGTATTTTTTATTTTGTTTAGATCTCTCTTTAGGTCTTTTGGTATATCCATTCTATAAAGATATTCCCCAGACATAGTTGCTAGAGGTCCACCAACAACATTTAGTAACAATGGATCTAAGAATACATACTGCCAAGGAAGCTCACCCTTCCTGAATAGATTTTCCGTAAGATCAGCCTTCATGTCTATTTCTGCTACAGCCTTCTGCATTTCAAGACGCTTGCTTTTATTAAGCTTAGCTGTCTTCATTCTTAGAACGACATTGGCTTCCCTGAAAAGGAGATTGCAGAACCTTTCTGAAACGAAGGAACCTTTAACTCTAGAAAACCAGTCGTTATAGAATCTTTCTATTCTAGGATTAGGGTGAACTAATCTAACTCCTTGGCATGCAAAGTCGCCCATTAAATCAATTGAATTCCTTATAAGGCCTATTTGCCTATAAGATTTTCGAGCAAAGGAGATAATCTCTTTTGACTTAGTGGGGACTTTTTCGCTAGAACGGAAGTAGTCGTAATCACTTTTTTGTAATCCCGGACGACCACTCTGATATGTTGTTATGTTATCATAAGAGGTTCTGCTAGCAGATGCAAACTCAGTTATAGAGCTTGTATAGTTGCTAAGAGCAGCAGACTTTCCTTCTTCGTCTTCCCAAGATGCATAGGCTTCTCCATTCTGAAGAGCATATTCTAAATCTTTTTGCTTGCTGCGCGGATATTTCTTATCTACCATTATAAACCTCAATAAGTATTAGCTGAATAACAATGCCTATTGTATTCTACACCAATACTAATTATTTTTCTTTACTACGAAAAAACTGTCAGAGGACAGATTTTGCGCCCATTCTGGGCCTTTATACATAGATCCTCCCGCATTAGGGGCTTGCTGACCAACAACTAGTCCTACATGTTGGTATGTTGGTGCGGGGAGCTCTCTCTGAATTGTCCTAGCTATCATATTAGCTATGACTAAAGCACTATAGCGGTCCTTTCTCATTCTTCCTTTTTTACCAGAGCCTAACTTGACTTCTGGAGTATTCCATCTTTCTCTGCCAGCGGTTGTTATACTCATAACGATTGTAGATAGTTCATCCTTTAACTCTTCTATCTCCATAGCAGCGTCCTCTAATGTATCATAGAGCTTAAGTGCGTCTGAGTTGCCGACCTTTTCTTTCATTTCCTTAAATAATATCTTATCTTTTTCTGAAGTTAGGCTAAGTGTTAGCGTATCGAATCTAGGAAATAACAATACCTTGTCTTCTAAATCTTTTCTCATCCCGTGATTTGCATTTGAAGTCCAAACAGAACTAGCAAAATTTACTAGCTCCAAGCAATGGTCTCCAGCTAAGTCATCTGTATCTTTCTTCTTCTTCTCTTCAATAATCGGGTATATAGGCCTCTCTCCCGGCTTTAACTTATCTAAATCTCTAAGACCTTCTGCTATAGTGAATCCGCCACCTTGAGAGTCTATGCCAAGCCTAACGCATGGGAAGAGCTTCATAAGGTTTCGTATCTTTCTAGCGCAGAATGAATAATAGTCATGAGAATCTGTCAACCCTACTTTCTTTCGGCCAGCAAAGTCTTTCTTATTGGTGGTCCATGTATAAACCACTCTCTGATGTTCTGGATGTAACTCTAGAACTACAACAGCGAAGTTGTCTTGCTCAGATGCAGGGTCAACCCCAATTACATACTTTTTATCTGGCTGACCTCTTGTAATTGCATCGAAAGGCTGGTCGCACCATTTAGGCCATGAGTCCTTTTCTACATTGCTATCATTGGCTACACAAGAATGTATAAGACTACGCCTAAAGAAGCCTTGGCTGTCTGCTGTAAAGCAAGCGCCATACTCCATTTGGTATATGCCATTGTGCATTGTAGCTCTTGACCTTGCAACCTGTTGGTCGTCCATGAAGCCTTCAGGTATAAGCTCATAAGGCATTCTTATGATTGAGAAGGATGTCCAGTCGAGCCTTTTCATGTAATCAGGTATATCTTCTTCGTCTTCCTCATTCTCAGCAGCAACCTTTTTAAAATCTCCACGATTAAGTATTGTGGATTTATATTTCTTCCAATACTCTGCATATGGTTCAAAGTCATAGCCTGCTGTTCCAGCTATAATCGACTGGTTTGTTTTTCTATCTTTGTACGTTTCCTCAGATCTGTCAGACCAGACACCCTCGCTTTGCATCTTCTTTCTTCTAGCAGCTTCTTTGACGTTCTGGGTAGGGTTACTGGATACTGCAGCAAAACCAGCTACAACTGTTTCATAAATATGAGTAGGGATAGAATTGAATTCATCAGCAATAATTGTATGAGCACGCAAACCTCTAATCTTATTGCCGTCACCAAGTGGCACAGCCATAGCCCAGCTATCATTGACCTTCATTGTGCATCGGTCAACATCTCTTCTTGGTCCGCTGGCATCAGAACATATACTTTGTAAGATAGGAGCGTTTCTCCATATGGTATCCATATATTCGAAGATAACTTTAGATTGACGGAACGCAGCACCTACAATGACTATCTTTGTGCCGGGTATGAGAGTGCATTTCAAAATGCAGTATACCGCTAACAAGAACGATTTACCAAAACCACGAGATGCTATATACATCGGGAATGGCCTTCTCCACAGCTCTCTTAGTACACAGGTTTGAACCGGAAGAAGATCTATCCCCATTAGGGTCTTGACTGTCCAGTGGAAATAGTCTGGATCTCTCATCCTCTTCAAGATGTGCAGATGGAAGTCGCTTTTTTCTTGGTCTGTCAATCCTGACAGCGGTGTTTTTGCTTGCTTTAGGTCTTCATTAGTCAATCCGAGCCAAGCATTCTCATATGCGTTGACATCAATTGTAAAGCTCATATACTTTTCTCATTATATAAAATGCTGTTTCTTCTGCTCTGATCTTATCTCCACAAGCTATGACGTGAATACCATGCTCAAGCCTAGCAGTTGAAATAACCCTATTCATGTACTTGCCCTTTATTCTTATCTGATTCCATTTGCTCTGTGGAACAGAAGATCCTACAGGATATCTTTCAATGTCTGCCCAACCAAATTCAAAAATCAGAAATGCAAAGGGAAATGTAGCCATCTTCTTAAGTTCCGCGTGAAATCTTTTTTCACTGCAGTTTCCTGCGAACTCAGAGACGCTTTCCTTTCTTTCAATACACAGAACGTGCTCCATACCCTCTATTGCATAATCGCCTATGTCTACCTTAGCAACAGTAGTTCCTGAACAGTAGGCATTTTCATCATACCACCATCCGTGACCCTTCTTCTCTCTTGTGTCTTTTATTATGTGGAACTTATTTTCTTTCGTCATCTTCTTTCTTCTTTTTTAATCTCTGTATTGCTTGATGTTCCAGTAGTTTATAAAAAAATGATTCGTAGACTTCTTCGTTGCCCTTTGTCGTGTCGTGACACTTTTTACAAAGAGTTATTCCATTACTAACATCATATCTCATAGATGGATGGCTGGCCCATTTCTTGATATGGTGGACATGTAGATTCTTCTTAGAGTCGCATCCCGGATACATACACTTGTTGCCGTCTCTAGAACGAACCTGCTTACGAAAATTGGCATAAGCAGGATCATTATAGTTTCTAGAACTAGGACGTGTATAGTTCTTTTTGTACCTTCTCTTTTTCGGCATCAATGTCGCTTTCTAACATTCTATGTACAAGCTGTTCAAAGGAGACTTTCCTTTCCCAGCCTAATATCGTTTCTGCTTTGGTCGGTTCTCCTTTTAAGAACTCAACTTCAGCCGGCCTATAAAACTCAGGGTCAATCATGAAGAAGTTTGCAATCTCCTCTTTAGGAATGTTAATATATTCAAAAGCATGAACCATAAAGTCATGCACGCTATATGTTTCGCCTGTTGCAATAACATAATCATCTGGCTTCTCCTGCTGTAACATCAGCCACATCGCATTTACATAATCTTCAGCATGTCCCCAGTCGCGAAACGCTTCTATATTCCCAAGCCGTAGTTTGGGATATGAAGACCTTCTCGAATGTATATAATCTTTGTCGAACTCAAAATGTCGTGACTCCGTATCGAGCCCTTGGGCTTCCGCCCAGCTTTTAAAACCTGCAATCCATTTTGTTATTTTTCTAGTTACGAATTTTTCACCACGACGTTCGCTCTCATGGTTAAACAGGATGCCACACGACGCATGAAGGCCGTATCCATCTCTATAAATCCGCACCATATGGTGGGATGCAAGCTTCGCTGCTGCATATGGACTTTGAGGCTCAAATGCCGTGTTTTCATCTTGGAATTTTTCTTGAGGATTTTTCTTATCATCCGTGCAGAACTTAGTATCATAATTCTTACCAAACATCTCGCTCGTGCTAGCTTGATAGAATTTGGCATCAGGCTTAAAACGCCTAATAGCCTCTAGGAAATTCACTACACCCACAGTGTTAGTCTCAATTGTGTAATGAGGCTGGTCGAATGAAGTTTTGACATGAGATTGTGCAGCAAGATTATAAACTTCATCAGGTTGATGTCTCTCTACTGCAGAATATACAGAGCCGGTGTCTGCGATCTCAACTTCTTCAAGACTAAATCTAGGATTGTCAATAATCTCTCGAATCCTCTCATGATTCTCGGTGCTCGTCCTTCTTTTAAGGCCGACAACATTATATCCCTTGTCTAGAAGTAGTTCTGC